GTTGCTGGAAGAAGGTTTGGGAAGTCATATTTATCCTGTATCGAACTGCTTAGAGGAGCAATCAATAGACCTGGAGAAGTTTATTTCTATTGTGCTCCTACTTATCGTATGGCAAAGGATATTGCGTGGAAGGAATTAAAGAGACTAGTACCTAAGACTTGGATTCAGAGCAAGAATGAGACAGATTTAAGGATAGACCTGATAAATGGATCAAGTATTGAGTTAAAAGGTACTGAAAATGCAATGGCATTGAGGGGTAGAAGTTTAGCGGGGGTTGTATTGGATGAAGCGGCTTTTATGGAAAGGGATGTATGGGCAGAGGTTATAAGACCTGCTTTGGCTGATAAACAGGGGTGGGCATTGTTTATAAGTACACCTGATGGTACTGCCAGTTGGTTTTATGATATGTGGTGCTTCTGTGGTGAACAGGAATGGGATGATTGGCAGAGATGGAGCTTTACAACTATTGAAGGGGGTAATGTAAAGGAAGAGGAAGTTGAAGCTGCCAGAAGTCAGTTAGATCCAAGAACATTCAGACAGGAATTTGAGGCCAGCTTTGAGAATCTTACTGGTTTGGTTGCTGTCAGCTTCAGTGATGAGAATATTGATAAGGAAGTGCAGGATCTACATATGCTTCCTTTGTTAATCGGATTGGATTTTAACGTTGACCCTATGGCCGGGATATGTGCTGTAAAGCATAATAATACACTATATGTCTTCGATGAGATTATGCTGACAGGTGGTGCTACCACTTGGGATTTTGCTGAGGAAGTTGTCAGAAGGTATGGGGTAGATAGAAGAGTGATTGCCTGTCCTGACCCTACTGGTAGTGCAAGAAAGACAAGTGGGGTTGGGGTTACTGATCATACAATTTTAAGAAGAAATGGTTTTACAGTTATGAGTCCTAAATCACCTTGGAGGATCAGAGATAAGATAACTGCTGTTAATACTGCTTTATATGATGCCGAGGGAGAAAGAAGGACATTGATACATCCAAGATGTAAAGAATTGATAAAAGCACTTAGAACTTTAACTTATGCACCCAATACTGGCTTACCAAACAAAAATTTGGGTGTGGATCATGCTTTTGATGCTTTTGGTTATCTTTGTCTGCAACAATTTAATCTTGCAAAACCAGAGACATTAGGTCAAACTTCGTTTAGAATATATTAAGAACTACCTAATTCTTACCATGTATCATTCTACGACTAAGAAAAAGAAGAAAAAAAAGAAGGGAGGTAAGAAGAGAAGTGAATGTTCCTGTAAATAAAGCGTTATACTCTAGGGTAAAAGCAGAGGCTAAACGTAAATTTAAGGTTTAT